TCCAGAGTCGATAATACTCATCAAACCTTTCTTTATAGTTAGACTCGTAGTGGTCACGCCACTGATCGCATTTGTTAATTACCCAAGACTCAAGGGAGGTCGGGTCGATAGAGTGGTTTTCATATTCCATGTTAATATCCTGCCACAGGGTCTAAGATTTCAAAATCGTCTTCTTCGTAGTCGTAGTAGTACGATACTTTAGCTAATTGGTCAATGTATGCTAAAGCATCAACCAAGTCATCATGCACAAGTGCATTCGGGAACTGAAAGAGTTCGTCAAGGAACGGAGGGTTCCAGTCGCCTTCATTCAGTGTGATTTGTCCGTGTTCAAAACGTCCTTGCAGAGCCCAAACAACACGATCAGTTTTCTTCTTGTTGCCGTGGGTCAACTCCTCCACCCTGAAGAACCGTTGTTGCGACTTCATAAGGTCTGTGAGGTAAGGCAGTACCGCATTCTTTAAGGCTCCTTTTTCTATACCAACCGCTACTGGTTGATAAGCATTCACAGCCTCGAAAATTTTCCTTGCGGTTTTCTTGATATCCCATCTTCCATGTACAATATCCGCTACCCACCATCCGTCTTCATTCGCCTTGACAATTGCTATCGCTGTTTGGTCGAGTTTGGAGTTCTTGGACTTAGACGCACTTTCAACATTAGCAAAGCCCGCAAGGTCGACTGCAATGTAATAATCCCCAACCTCAGGCTCATCAGGGTCAAACTTAACCCAATCCTCTTTAAAGATCTCTGAACCCAATGCTTCAAAGGATGCCATAAATTCCTGTCGGAAGGCATATGACGACATTGACTTCTTAGCAACATCAATTTCGTCTGGGTCGAGTAGTGGGTTGTCATAAGATGTAAAATGCCACGCCTTATAAGTCTCATCGCCTGACATCTCCGCATACTTGAACAACTCATAAAAGTGGTTACGGCCCATAGGTGTCCCTATGAACATCGCTTGGCCCTTCTGGTCAGCTAGGGCAGGACGTAGGATCGTTTCCCATACAGAGGGCTTCATATCCGCATATTCGTCCATAACAAGGAACTTAAGGGAGACACCACGCATTGTTTCTGGTCTATCGGCACCCTTAAGGGATATAGTGGCACCGTTGACCAACTTGAGTGTTAGGTTGTTGATGTGGCTTCCTGTTATCACCGGGTTACCTAGTTCTAACAAAGTGTTCCACATGATGTCTCTTGCTTGACCCTGCGTTGGGGCTACATAAAAGACATGACCACGTTCAGTCTGTAAGGCGTTAATGATGAGCATCCACGCCGCTAGTCTTGACTTACCAGTACGACGACCTGCGGCAATGACTTTAAAACGAACACTGTCGCCAAAGACATCCTGTTGCCACGGAAGAAGTTCGACGTTGAGTTCTGTACTCAAGCCTTAGCCTCTTTCATAATGTCAACAAGCTCTTTGCTACGGCGACCTACCTGAGTGTACCACTTGGAGTCAATCATCTCATTGGCGGCCATTAGGTAGTTACCTTCGTTCACGTACTTGAGCATATTCTTAAACTGACCTAAACGATTACGTCCAAGATTAAATGCCATATTCACAAGAACCCTTTGGGCGTCTGGGGCTTGTCCTGCAAAGTTTAAGACAAGAGTGCAGGCATCACTGTAGGCAATACCGCAGTCTTTGTGAAAGACATCCAAGATCCTCTCATCAGTCACAGGGGTTCCTACGGGCCATGAGTGCTCCATATCGTCCTCTGTGACCATGTGACCGATACCGAATGTAGGGTACCCTTCAGAACACAAATAGATCTCTGTGACGTAGCCTTCGTGACGAACGAGATCCTCTTTGACAATTTCAATGAGTTCATCTTTCGTCATCTATCACCTCAGCATCAATAATATCATTTTCAGTTACCTTTGCCTCACCAATACCACTAATGGTTATGGAGACTGAAGGACGACTACCACCTTCTTTGTCTTTTTCAAAGTAGCTAATCGGTAGCATACGATCCATAAGTAACTTCCAAGCCGCCGCTTGGTTCTTATGGTCATCGTTCAGTGCCGCATCAAGAATACTGTCGAGTACCTTACGGGACTTAGGTGAGGCCAACATACGAGCTTTATACTCATTGATGATTGCGGCGTCGCCCGGAGGTCGACCAACTTTACCTCTATTGGTCAACTTTTTAGATTCGACATCCTGTTTTTTAGGACGACCAATCTTTTTAGTTTCTGTCATAAGTATTTTCCTTACTTAAGGGTACTTAAGTGATACTTTAAGAGTAATTAATAATAAACACTTAACGATTTACTTAAGTGTCTTAAGTATATTCCATAATTATACCATAAAACTAACCAAAAGTCAATAGGTATACTTAAGTTTCCCTAAGGTGCCCCAAGTTGACCCTTTTGTCAACCCTTTAGAGTCACTTTTTTATCACTTTTTTGTTATAATAATCAATAAAGTTATCACATATGAATGATAATGCAAATCATTCTTATTTACATTAGTTTCTAAAGGGTTTCCTGAGGGTTTCCTTAGCAAATCTGGGAGGGTACTAATATAGTTATAACACACTGGTCCCCTCCCCCGGCCCTCATGAACCCCTAAGGGGCCTAATGTTTAGCCTGCGAACCTTTAGTGCACTAATGTTTAGCCTACGAACCATTAGGGGTCGAAACATTAGTGTCCTAAGGGTTGACAAGGGGTGGCATATGTGCATCACCGGCACACCTGGGTGCACCAAAGTGGTGCAAGGAGTTTCAAAAGGGTTGCGTGTGTGTGTCTAATGTGTACCCTCAGGAGCCACCCAAGCACCCACAAGTAAGACCAAAGTCGTACTTGAAAGCGTTACCGAATGTAACTACAGTGTTACCCAAGTTGACACAGTGTTACCGACAGTGACTAGACTAAGGTCTAATGGTAAATCGTAAGTGCTTGATTGTCTTAGAGTTTCTAAAGTTGGCACAGTGTCTGCTACTGTCTAATCCAACGAACAGAGGAAATACATTATGACTGACCGCATCAAGACAAGAATCACTGAAGACCGCCTAGACGTTGTCGGCCTATACGATCACGTCAACGGGTACACATATGTGTATGAGCTTGAGATCGACCGTGACGGTGGTGACACTCGTCTGACTTCGGTCTCTCTCTGGAACAGCCCAGAAGTGCCCGTGACCAAGCGGGAGATTCTTAAGACCCTCGCACACGCTGTCGAGCATATGCGTTCTGCGTGGATTGAGGACGGCACGATCTACGGCACTGAGGCCGCAGACTGGACTTATAAGATTTCTTACTAAGGAGAATTACTATGACTACTTGGACAACTTTCGAGACTATCGCAGAGACAGCACAGCGCAGTGAGTTTGCAGTGCGTTCATTCTATGTCGACCGCCTTGGCGTTCATCAGTACCACGAGGACGACCGTGTGCGCTTTGATTTCGCAACGGCTGACGGTCAGAAGTGGTCGGTCGTTGACCGTGAGGCTGAGGACGACCAGACCGGCTCGTGTCACGGTACGATGCGTGACTGTGTATCTTGGGTCGCAGGTCGAGTGCTCTACGGAGCTTGATTGCGTAGCAGTCTATTGACAATATCAACGGGGCGATGTAATGTCGCCCTTACTGAACACACAGGAGAGAACACATGAACACGATCCACACAGCACACTGCAAGCGCAAGGGCGTTTACTCTGTTTACGCTTATGCGATGCCTGAGGGTTACGACTTGCGGGTAGGTTACACAGTGCGGAGCAGTGACAGTCTCGAGGAGGCTACACAGGAGGCGTTGTACGATATCACAGGGCGCAACGCACACGAGTATACAGTGGTTGACCACGGGAAAAAGTCAGCCATATATTGTGAACACTACAGGTTTTAAACAGGAGAACGACTATGACGCACTATCGTATATACCTAGGCACTCGCAACCCTGAGCTACTCTGGGAGGGCTACGGTCAGGAGAAACTACGCAAGGCTCTCTGGAAAGCCCGTAATCAGTTCGCAGACAGCACTAAGGAGGTATGGTATTACCCTAAATACTAATCGCCCACTGATGAGCCTGAGTTGCGTCAGGCGAAACGACCGGTCTATACTGGTCGTCTGGGTAGCTAACACACAGGAGAAAACTACCATGAGAAAGATTGAGAAAGAAATGAACTACGCAATCGCACAAGGTCGCAACTGGTCCTCAGCTAACACGATGGTGCGTGTTGAGCCAGAGACACGCAAGCGCAAGGTCTACCTGCACGGCAACCACATTGCCACGGTCGACGTTTACACGAGCGGGTGGGGTTGGTCTGGCGATGTCGAGGTCAACACCTACACGCTCAGCAACTGGCCGACTAACACCACTAAGTCACGCCTGAGAGCACTTGGGGTTGACGTGTACACACGGAACCACACTACATACGTTGACGGAGTGCCAGTCGTATGAAAACACTACAGACAGAGAATTTCGAGGTCGGCATTCACGACGACCTCAAGCACGGTTGGTTTGAGCATAATCAACTAGGCGATGTGTGCATTGCAACGCTTGTTGTGGACTACCCGTACTCAAGCGGATTACACTGCACAGCCACAGGAGGCACAATGAGAAGATACGACCAGACGGCCCCGGATGTCGTCTACTTCAACCCCAAGACCGACGGTGAGCAACTCATCAAGAGTAAACACACCTTGGTCACTTGGGATGGTGTCGGGCAGTTCAAAGCGTTCTACGCCGATGACTACCGATTCTTTGACCAGTTCACGATTCCATGCGTGACCACTGACCAAGCGCAAGAGATTGCGGAGGAATACGCCGCAGAGTTCGACCTAGCGTGTGATGAGGAGACAGACGATGACTGACCATGAACAACAATACGACCCACAGCTTCAGTGGGTCATTGAGGAGGTGATCTTTGCGATCACTCAACAGAAGCAGACAGACACGACTTGGTTTGACGTTTATGAGACGATCACCGGGTCAACAGCAGACGAGGCTTGGGATGAATACCAAGCGCAACAGCGAGCAGAAGCAGAGGGCGAAGCCCGCTATGAACAGGAGCAATACGATGCAGAGCGACTTTATGACTGACCTTGAGGTCGATATTTACTTAGGTTGTGTCAATTTGGCACGGGACATTAACGAGGAGATTATGAACATCGACGAGATGTTGGATATCTCCTTGTTTGATATTTGGTTGGAGTATGTAGGCAATGATTAAGCG